CCGACCCGCAAGAAGGGCACGGTGCAGTTGAACGATGCCGAATCGTTCATCGCCGTGGTCAACGACCAGAAGGGTGAATCCACTCGTCTGTTCAGCACCATCGACCCGCCCACCTTCACTGCCGTGTTCAATCACATCGCGTTCGGCAGTGGCTGGGGCGATCACCAAGCTCGCTACAACGCTCCCCTCTCGCCGGAGTGGAAGGCGTGGACAGGCATGGATGGCAAGAAGGTGGGCCAGGTCGATCTCGCGCAGTTCATCGAGAGCAACCTGGTCGATGTCGTCTACATCGCAGCCGACCCTGCCACTCGCGAACCTGGCAGCCCGGACGGCTCTACATTGCTGGAGGTGTGCCGCACGCTGGAAGCCAAGAAGAAGGTGGACTTCAAGAGCAGCGTACGCCTCTCGGACGGCTCGACCCAGTTCACCTACGACGAAGACGTGCAGGGCAGCGCGCGCCAGGGCCAACTTCAGGTGCCCGAGCAGTTCAGCCTGGGCATTCCCGTCTTCGAGAACGGCGACAAGTGGCGTGTGGATGTACGCTTCCGCTACCGCATCGACGGCGGCAACCTCGTCATGTGGTTGGAGCTGGTCCGTCCGCACAAGGTGGTTGAGCAGGCCGTGAAGGACCTGCGCGAAAAGATCGCCGCCGCCACCGAGCTGCAGATCCTCAACGGCGCGCCGAACACCGCGCGCAACTGATTGCGGGGGCGCCTATCTTGGGCGCCCTTTGCGAACTCCCCCGCCATGGCCACACCACCTGAAAAGGTCTGCACCACCTGCGGCGAGCCCTGGCCCGCCGACGTGGGCTTCTTTCGCGCCCTGGTCAAAAGCCCCGACGGGCTGGCCGACCAGTGCAACGCCTGCGTATGTGACAAGTACCGCCGCTATCGCATCCGCAACCCCTCCCGCCCGCGCGCCACCGACATGCTCGCCAGTATCTGGATGCGGCCAGCGGCCCCAGCCTCAACAGCATGAACCAAGACACAGAACACCAGCCCACGCGCGCCGAGCGCGATCTGCCAGCCGCGCGCCGCGCCGCCGAACGTGCCCGCGCCATCTGGTGGGAAGAGCAGAAGCCCACGCACTGCTTCGGCTGTGGCGCCGAACTGCCAGAAGACCACCACCGCGGCGATGCCCTGCCCTGCGGCCATTGAGCACCAATCCAAGAAAGGAAACCTGATGTCCGAATACCAGAACCTGCTGGCTCAGAAAGCCGCCCTCGAAGCCCAGATCGCTACCGCTCAGGCAGAGGCCAAAGCGAAAGCCGTGACCGAAGCCCGCGCGCTGATCCATGAGCACGGCCTGACCGCTGCCGATGTCTTCCCCGCCGCGAAGGCAAAGGGCAGCGTGGGCGCCCCGAAGTACCGCGACCCAGCCACAGGGGTCACTTGGACCGGGCGCGGCAAGCCCCCGAACTGGATCAATGGGAAGGACCGTGCTCCGTTCCTGATCGCTCCCACCGAATAGGCCGCAACCAAGAACCAGGAGCCAACCATGCGCATGATGTGCCCCCACTGCAGCGAGTTTGCATACACCCGCACCAGCCTGCCGCTGACCAACACCAGCCGCGAGACCATCTTCCAGTGCCGCAACATCGACTGCGGTCATGTCTTCTCGGCGGTCACCGAGATCAACCGGACGATCGTGCCAAGCGCCAGGCCGAACCCACTGGTGATTCTTCCAATGGGGGCGCGGATACGGCGGACCGAGGAAGGTTCGCAACCCCGCAAGGCCATCAAGCCTCCGTCTGAGCCCAAATTCCGAAATCCAGATACAGGCGCAACCTGGACTGGACACGGCAGGGCCCCAGGGTGGATTGCCGGAAAGGACCGAACGCCCTTCCAAATCACACCCGCCTGACCGAGGCATGAGCACAGCGCATGGGCGCTGTCCTGATACCTCCCCTCCCACTTTCAACCCCGGCCGCCATCGAGCGGCCTTTTTTATGGAGCCTCGCTATGAACGTCCACATCGGCACCAACACGGCGCCCATCATCTTCGTCCCTTCGCCCGAAGCCATGGCCAGCATGGAGGCTCTCATGAAGGGCCTGGGCCGCGTCGAGATCGCCACCCCGGCTGCGCCCGTTACCGCTCGCCCCGCCATCGGCGACTACTGGGAGGGTCAGGGCGGCCACTTCGCGGGCGACTTCCGGGGCTCCGATGGCTCGGTCTACGGACTGATCGTCGCGCCCGGCGAGGACGTAGGCCGTGCCGCCTGGGGTCCGACCGGCGAGCGCGAGCTGTCCGACTGGGACGGCCTGGCCAACACCGCCCGCCTGCGCAACGAATGCCCCGCCGCAAAGCTGGCGGTCGGCTATGAGCGCGATGAACACAGCGACTTCTACCTGCCAGGCCGCCGCGAGCTGCAGCTGGCCGCCGCCAACGTGCCCCACCTGTTCGGCAAAGAGTCCTGGTACTGGAGCAGCACGCCGCACAGCGAGGACTACGCCTGGGCTGTCGATTTCGAGGACGGCAGCTCGAGCCTCTACTACCGGTACAACGAGTTCCGAGTTCGGCCTTTCCGCAGATTCATTTATTGATCCCTTCACCCCTTTCTTCACCCTCAACCACCCAGCAGGAGCATCCATATGAGCAAGTCCATTCCCGCAATTGGCCAGGCCTGGCCCGAGCAAGGCGGCATCTACATCGGCACCCGCCTGATCGATGGCGCCGTCCATCACGTTGTCATCCCTGGCGGTGTCGAGCACGACATCAAAGACGTGGCATTCAAGGGCGTTCAGACCTGCATTCCGACCGAGTTGAACGGCCAGGGAGATTGGCGCGCGCCTGACCAAGAGGACCTGATGCTGGCTTGGATCAACGCCCGTGAGCACTTCGAAAAGAAGGGCATCGCAAGCGTGTACTGGTCTCGCACCGAGCGCGGCGACTGGGCCTGGGCTGTCGATTTCGAGAACGGCATCACGGGCTTCAGCCGCCGGTACGACGAGTTCCGAGTTCGGCCTTTCCGCAGTTTTCCCGATTCAGCCCTTTAACCCTTCGCGGGCGTAGCCCGCCCTATACCGATGGCCCTGCACACTGACACCGAGATCTACAAGGCGACCTACGCACTGGCCCAGCTCGTCACACAGCTGGTCGCCAACATGCCCCGGAACTTCAAGGCCGACTTTGGCGCCGGCATGCGCAGGCAGTGCATGGCTCTTGTCATGCGAACCTACCAGGCCAACACCAGCCAGGAGAAAGCTCCGATCCTGGGTCTGATGCGCGAGGAAGTGGAGGTCATCAACCTCTCGCTGCGCCTCGCCGTCGATCTGCGCCTGATCTCGCACAAGCAGTTTGCACGCGCCATCGCCCTGACCACCAGCATCAGCAAACAGGCTACGGGCTGGCAGAAACACTCGGAACGCGCGCCCGCCGCCGGCCTGTCACGGCAAGTCGGCCATGGCGCCTTGGAATCTGGTCGAGCCGCTGGGCCACAAGCCCACCGACAGGCGCAGCAGGGATATCGCCGGCGGCAGCCGTAGTGATCCCGCGTAGTTCGCCCGCTGAACACTCGGCGGGCCGACGTGAACGCTCGACACCCCTGGGCTGTCGATTTCGAGAACGGCAACACGAACAACAACAACCGGAACAACGAGTTCCGAGTTCGGCCTTTCCGCATATCCCACCGAGAGTTTCTATGGATTCAGGCTACTCGTTCGAAAAGCTGGTGCAGGCGTATTTCGACTGCCGCCGGCACAAACGCAATACCGCCAGCGCGCTCCGATTCGAGCAGGAGCTGGAGCGCAACCTGGTAGATCTCCATGAGGAGCTGAGCGACGGAAGTTACCGCCCCGGGCGCTCCATCTGCTTCGCAATCAGCCGGCCACGGCCGCGCGAGGTCTGGGCCTCGGGCTTCCGCGACCGCATCGTGCACCACCTGCTCTACAACCAGGTAGCCGACCGCTTCCACCGCCGATTCATCGCAGACTCCTGCGCCTGCATCGCCGGGCGCGGCACGCTGTACGCGGCCCAGCGGCTGGAGGCAAAGGTGCGCAGCCAGACGCAGAACTGGACGCGGCCAGGCTTCTACCTGAAGTGCGATCTTGCCAACTTCTTCGTCAGCATCGACAAGCGCGTGCTGTGGCCGCTGCTGGTACGCCAGATCCACGAACCGTGGTGGCGCGGCCTGTGCAAGATGGTGCTGTTTCACGATCCGCGTGAGGACTATCTTGTGCGCGGCAGCGCCGCCACGCTGGCCGCCGTGCCACCGCACAAGCGCCTGTCCAACGCAGTCCGGCACCAGGGGCTGCCGATCGGCAACCTGAGCAGCCAGTTCTTTGCGAACGTCCTGCTCAATGAGGTTGACCAGCACGTCAAGCACGCCATCCGCTGCCGGCACTACACGCGCTACGTCGATGACATGGTGCTGCTGCACGAATCGCCTCAGTGGCTGGGCCAGGCCCTGCACAGCATCGAAGCCAAGCTGCCGGACCTGGGGCTTGCGCTCAACCCACGCAAGACCGTGATCCAGCCAATTGCGCGCGGCATCGACTACGTGGGCCAGGTCATCAAGCCATGGCGCCGAGTCACCCGCCCGCGAACTCTGCACCAGGCGCTCAGCCGGCTGGAGGCCATGCCCGCTGCCGATGTCTACGCCAGCGGCAACAGCTATCTCGGCCTGGCGCGCCAAGCCAGCGCCAGCCACAACGCCCAGGTGCAGATCTGCCGGGCTCTGCTCAGGCGAGGGTATGCCGTCGAAGGACTGCACCTCACCAAAGCATTCCGCCGCGCGATCTGACTTCGCGCCCTCCACCGAAGCCCTCCCGGTATGCCGCGAGGGCTTTTCTGTTTCTGCCCCATGACCCCGACCCCACCCCAGTGCCAGCAGCTGCTGCAGCGCGCAGGCCACGTCATCAACACCACTGCCACCTCGTGGCGCATCCCACAGGAATCGCATGGCCAATAGATTTGCCGCGCTCGATGCGGCCCTGCTGGACGCCCTGGCGACAGGGCCGAAGCACTCACGGCAACTCCACCAGATCGACACCGTGGTGCAGGCCGACCTGGCCACGCCCCGAGCCTGGAACGCCCTCACCGCAATCCAGTCCCGACTGCAGGCCTTGCGCCGCGCCGGCCGAATCTCCCACACAGCTACCAAAGGGTGGCGCATCACCAAGGAAGCCTCATGACAGCAATTCAACGCTTTGCCATCCACGGCACCATCATGAATCCCCACTCCAACGGCCCGTATGTGCGCCATGAGGACCATCTGGCCGCGATGCAGGCAAGGTGCCTGGCCCAGATCGAGGAGCCGGCCCAGCCCGTATGCTGGATTCGGTTTTGCAGCGATGGCAGCACCGAGGGGCCGATCATGCACAGCCAGATCTGCGAAGCGCGCAAGACCTCTGGCGCCTGGACGCCGCTCTACGCCGGGGCAGCGCCTGCCGCTGTGGCTGGGCCGGCCCTGGACGTGACTCTGGACGAGGACCAGGCCGGCCTGCTGCGCGACATGCTGGGCGACCACGCCGAGTATCCTGAAGCGATCACTGTCCGCCTTATGGTGGGCGACGGCCACAGCGGACATGGCCTGTATGTCGCTCAGGCCGAGTACCAGGACGAAGGCGCTGTGTTGCTGGCCTCCCTGCCCGCTCCAGCAGCGCCCGCCCTGGAAGCGCCTGCAACCAGTCTGCGGGATGCGGCTGCAAACGCGCTGGCTGCACTGGAGCGGACACAGCATGCGTCCGATGCAGATCGCCTCGCTGCCGCAGACCAACTGCGTGCCGCGCTGGCAGCAGCGCCCCAGGCACCAGCTGCGCCCTCGGCCATTGCAACGCAGGTCATCGAGAACCTACTGCAGTTAGCCCGCATCGTGAACACGGCAGTGGAGGACTGGGGCGAGTCGTTCGAGGATGGCTCCAGCGAGGTCACGTTCCACAAGGAAGAGGCCGACAAGCTGGAAGAGATCCTCGAATTCTTCGACAGCCTGCCGGACGCGCCGCCAGAGGAAGGTGTGATTCTGAGCGGTCCGTCCCGGGCGGCGCGTGTGCTTCGCGCCATGGCAGCACCTGCTGCGCCCGTGGTTGATGCCGGCGGCCAGGTTCTGGGCGAGTGGCCGCGCGTCTCAGGCGTCGGCCGCGATGCAGAGAGCCCGCGCACACTGCTGCTGTACCTGCAGAC